GCGCTCGAGTGCGAGACGGGGCACTTTGGCCTCACCTTCTTCCGCGCGGACGCGCTGCGCAGGATGCAGAAGCCTTGGTTCCTCGGCACGCCGCTTCCGGACGGCACATGGGGAGACGGGCGCATCGACGACGACATCCACTTCTGGAAGGAGTGGAACCGGTGCGGGAACAAGTGCTTCGTGTCGCCGCGCGTGCGGATCGGACATCTCCAGCTGAACATCACATGGCCGGGCGAGGATCTGCGCACGATCCACCAGTATTGCACGAAGTACAACGACGAAGGACGGCCACCCGAATGCACGAACTACTAGTCATCCTCCGCAACTGCGCGGTGCATGAGGAGTGGAGCGGACGGCGGGACTTGAGGCCGGGAACGATCTACAACGCAGACGAGCGGACGGCGCGCTGGCTGCTCGACAGAGGCTTCGCGCGGCGGCTGGTGCAGCCCGCGCCGCTCTTCGTGGACGCAACCGCGCCGCCCGTGAAGCCGAAGAGAAGCACGAAGAAGAGGACCACCGATGGCGGTATCAGCGACGGCCCACACGACCCTTCCTGACGCGAAGGCGTTCCTCGGAATCACGGGCGCGTCTTTCGACGCGATCATCGAGCAGTGCATCGACCGCGCGTCCGCGTGGGTCGACCGCCATTGCGGACGGACCTTCAAGGCTGGGCGGTACTACGAGTTCCGCGACGGCGGTAGCGACCGATTCACGCTGAAGAACCCGCCCGTACAGGCGGTCTACTTCTGCTCGACCACGCGCGAGAGCGTCATCTCGGTCGGCTCGACCACGCCTTCGGACATCGTCGCCGCGGTGTCGGTGGCGAACGGGGAGATGCAGCTGACGCGCCGGCAGACGGACGGCACGGAGACGCGGTCGGCGCTGTCGCTCGACACCTACGACTCGATCAGCGAACTGGCGGTGGCCGCGTCCGCGGTCGCCGGCTTCTCCGCGACGGTCGTGAAGAACGCTCCGAGCCGCTATCTCGCGCGCCTCGCGGGCCGCGATGTCCGCAACGGCTCCGCGCTGCTCGACGGGTTTACCGACTTCTATGCGGACTACGGTTTGGACGAGGACGCGGGCATCGTGTACGGCAGGTCGTTCGACCGTGCGCGGTCGGTGCTGGTCGACTACCGCGGCGGCTACGAGACGATCCCCGCGGATGTCGAGCAGGCGACGCTGATGGTCGTCGGGAAGTTCTTCCGCGACAGGACGCGCGACGCGTCGGTTCAGAGCGAGTCGCTCGGCGGCTACTCGTACTCGCTGCGCTCGGGCGACGAGACGGCGAAGGAGATCGAGTCGCTGCTCGGCCCGTACAAGAGGATTCGATGAGCATCGAGGCTCTGGTCAACCGGTTCGGCCTGACGCTGTACCTCTACCGACCGACCACGGGCGTCGGCAACGATGGAGAGGTGTCGCGGTCCTATGTCCGAACGGCGGAAATCAAGGGATTCGTGGACTCGACATCGGAGACGAGCGCGGTCGCCTACGGGCGCGCGAACGGACAGACCAGCGCGACGATCTACCTCTCGGGATCGGTGGATGTCCGGATAGACGACGAGATCCGCAGCGGCGTCACGGGAACCGTGCGCAACTGGCGAGTCGAGGGCGTGGTGAATCCCGGCGAGACGGTCGCCGCGAACAGCGCCGCCCATCTCGCGATGACGGTGGTGACGGCCACCGAGGTCGATCCGGGGGTGACGCTGTGAGCGCGTCTTTCACATGGTCGGGCGGTTCGCCCGATGGCGTGCGGAAGGGGATCAGGGACGGCGTCGTGCTCGGCCTCGTCAATGTCGCGGTCCAGATGCAGAGGTTCGTCCGAAAGAGGCTGTCGATCCCCGGCACGGGCCGACGCTACCGCGTTGCGCGCGGGACGCGGCGCGGGCGCAACCAGCGAGCTCGCGGATGGCATCAGGCATCGGCTCCGGGCAACCCGCCCGCCGCGATGAACGGCCACCTGCGCAACTCCTGGACGCTGATCCCGAGCGCGAAGATCGGTGCTGCGACGACGCGGGATCAGGGCTTCGCGTACATCGACGAGAACCGCAGCAGGGGGACCGTCGTCTATGTCCTCGGCAGCAACCTCGTCTATGCGCGCGCGCTCGAGTTCGGTCACGGCAGGCTGAGGCCGCGCCCGTACATCCGCGATGTGATCGAGGGTCTGAGGCCGCTTGTTCCCGATCTGGTCTCCAAGGGCATGAAGGCGCACATGCGGCGCATGGGAGGTCGACGGTGAGCCAGGCCATTTTGAACGCGCTCAAGACGCGGCTTCACGCGACCACGGCGCTGACCGCGGTGGTCGGGACGCGGATCTACCTAGATGTCGGCGTGGCGAACGCGGCGCTGCCGCTGCTCGTCTACCGAGCGACCTCGACGCGGGTCGAGAAGATGATGAGCGTGACGCGGCACACGATGGATTTCGAGTTCGAGTTCCACTTCTCGAACAGCGGTACGCAGGACATCCACACCGCGGCGGCAGGCCTCGCGACCGCGCTCGCGACTTCGTTGTCGGTGACTGGATTCGACCGCGCCGTCTTCGTTCGGCAGCAGTCTGGCGTGCCGTCATTCTCCGACGACGCTTGGACGATTACTGAGACATACAGGGCCACGGCCTTCGACACCTGAGAGAACCACGATGCCCATCAACACCTACCTCATTGGAAACGACGGCGCGGTCACCCTTACGAGCGGAACCGTCGTGCAGGTCCGTTCGTACGCCGCGACCCTCGAGCGCCCCGAGAGCGACCTGACGGGATTCGCCGACACTGGCCGACGCCGCCGCGTCGGGATGCTCGACCTCACGGGAAGCCTCAGCGGAGTTCCGGCGATCGACTCGACGGCCAGCACGACCTCGTCGTCGTTCTTCGTCTCGACCGCGACCGCAGCCCTCACGCTGACGCTGTTCGACGCGACCACGACCGCCGACGCGAAGATCGCTGCGAACTGCATCTTCAACGCATTCGCATTCAATGTCGACAAGGTCGGCGACAGCACGCTGTCCTGCAACTTCTCGAACGGCGACGGCGCTGCGCCGGTCGTGACCTGGCTCGTCTGACGGATGAACACCGTGCTCGGTGCTGCTGCGGATGCCTTCCACCCGTCCGATTCGGACTGGGTGGTTTCCATTCGCTTCCGAGACGGGCGCAGCGTGAACCGCAGGATCAACCCCGGCACGATCACGGAAGAGCAGGCGATCGGCTTTGCTCTTGCCGCCGAAGGCCGGCGGATGGAATCGGTCGAGTGGATGGCCGCGCGCCGCGCGTCCGACCGCACGATCGAGCTCAGCGGAGTGGACACATTCATCGAACGGATGCGGAGGCTACAGGCATGATTCGGATGAGCGAATGGACCGTGAGCGCGGGCGGCAAGGACTACCGCGCAAAGCCCCTGACGGTGCGCCAGCGCCTCGCGCTGTCGGACGACCTGTCCGCCGAGCGCGCGCGGGTCTCCGCGGAGGACGCCCGCCTCGCCGGCATGGACAAGGCGCAGACCGCCGAGTACATCGGCGAGGCGCGGCGGAAGGGCGCGATGACGAGCGCGCTGTTCCTCGACGCGTACAGCCTTCAAGGCGCGATCCGCATCCTCACGGTCGTGCTCGGAGGGGTCGACACGGCGCTCGAGTTCTCGGAGAAGGCCAATGTCCGCGAGATGACCCGCGTCTGCCTCGAGGCGCTCGGGATCGACACGGACCAGCTCGACGCCGAGAACGACAAGCCAGCGCCATCGGGAAACGCGTAGCGCCTCCGCGCGAGGAACGCGACACCGTCGCGGAGGCGCATCTCATCGCCCGCGCAGCGCCCGGGCTCGGGCATCCGTTCGACCTCTACTGCGCGGAGTTCGACGCCCATCTTCGGCTCGCGATCGACGGCCATTCGGGTCCGTCCGCTGATAGCGGCGGATGGATGCGCCGATATGTGGAACGGCGATGAACGCAGGAAACCTATCAGTCTCCGTCGAAGCGGACATGAAGGCTCTCGAGGCGCAGTTTGCCGTCATCGAGAAGGGCTTCACCGAGAGCGGCAAGCGCGCCATGCAGGCCTTCCAGAAGGCCACCGCCGAGCAGCCCCTGCCCGCCGACGACATGGTCGACAGGCTGTCTCGCGAGATCCGCGAGTCCGGCAAGGAGGCAGGGCAGGCGTTCGCGCGCGAGTTCGCCGCGGTGATGAAGCGCGTGCTCCCGAAGGCGGTCGAGGATGTCGTGTCCACGACCGTTCCGAAGGCCATCGGCAAGGCTGTGGCCGCGGACGCCGCGGGCGACATCGCGAAGGGCGGCGCGAGGAGCGGATTCAGCTTCGGCGATTCGTTCCAGAAGAAGACGCTCGGCATGATCCGAAACTTCGCGGGGCCGATGATCGCTTCGACGCTGGCGAACACGGTGGCCGACATCATCCGCTCGGACAAGTCCATGCCCGAGGCGATCCTCGACGGCATCAAGACGATTCCGTTCATCGGCGCGTTCGCGAACCTCGGACAGGCGATCTACGAGGCGACATTCGGAGCATCCGACAAGGCCGCGCAGGATTTGATCGACCAGCAGTCGGCGGCGCGCGCCGACCGTCTTGCGGCGGTCGCGGAGCAGAACAAGGAAGAGCGCGCCGCCGCCGACCGCGCGGGCGGGCTGATGCTCGAGCGCCGGCGGCTCGAGATCGAGCGCGAGTTCCAGGCCGTCAAGGCGCAGGGCGACGAGGAGGCGACCGCTCGCGCCGAGTTCGACAAGCTGATGATGGAGCAGAACCTCGACCTCGAGCTTCGGCTCGCGCAGGGGATCGGCGATGCCGAACTGAACGCGCTCCTCAAGGTCAACGAGCAGAAGCAGCTGCTTCTCGAGGACGCGCTGCTTCTGAGGCTCGACAACATCCGCAAGGAGAAGGAAGCCGAGCAGAAGGCCAACGCGCAGACCGCGCAGAAGAAGAAGGAAGACGACGAGAAGAGGGCGCAGGACACCGCCGACAAGCTGAAGAAGGCCGCGGACGACGCCGTTCGCGAGGCGCAGCGCGTCGCCAAGGAGCGCACGCGCTTCGAGGAGGAGCGGCTCGATGACTTGCTCAAGGTCGAGGAAGATCGCATCGCCGCGCAGACCGCGGGCCTCGGGTCGCAGCAGACCGCGCTCGGGTCGTTCCGATTCGACGCGTACCCGGCGACCGAGAAGAGGAAGAACGACGAGAAGATGGTGATGGCTCTCGAGAAGATCAGCAGCCGTCAGTTCGTCTCGGGAGGATTTACCTGATGGCAGCGCAAGCGATCGAACTTCAGGAGACGCGCGACTCGTCGGAGTCGGCTGGCAAGGTCACGGCCTCGCGCAAGTTCGCGATCTGGGACGAGGGCGGTTCTCAGATCGCGACGCCCGCCGAGGTCCGCGCGGTGTTCGGCACGACTGCGGGAACGACCGCGGTCCCCGACATCGGCGACCTGTTCCCCGGCGAGACGGACATCTACGCGACCTCGTACTCAATCCAGCACGAACCCGCGAGCCGCGGCGTGTGGACCGTCACCTTCAGCTACGAGAACACCGAGCCCGGCCCGCTTCAGCCACAGGAGCCGGGCTACTCCCAGTTCTCGTTCGATTGGTCCTCCGAGTTCCGCGATGTGTGGCGCGTGAACCCAGGCCTGACCGTGCCGAACAACGGCAACGCGACGAACAACTCAATCGCCGGCGGTCAGCCGATCGATGTCGCGGGCGAGCCGATGAGCGTGCTCCGCTACTTCGCGACGCTCGAGATCACCGAGACGGTGCTGCTCGGCACGCTCGACGCGCGCGCGGCGGTCATCATGTCGCTGCGCGGCACGCGCAACTCGGCGGTGTTCCGCGGCGGCGCGGTCGGAACGGTCATCTACAAGGGCGCGAAGGCGTCGCGCATCGGCCTCGACAAGGTGTCGATCACGCACTCGTTCGCGCAGGACGACTGGTACCACATGATCCAGTTTCCGCAGAAGGGCGCGGACGGACGCGTCGTCCTCGAGCAGGTGCAGCCCGGCATCATGCACGCGCAGACGGTGTTCTGGCGTCAGCCGTTCCCTCTGCTTTCCGACTTCAACCTCCTGAGCGAGAACTTCTGACATGGCGAACGAGATCACGATCAACCTCAAGATGTCCGTGGCGAACGGGTTCCTGACGCAGCGCATGGACCCCGGCACGCTGTTCGCCGACATGAGCGGCACGGCTGCGGCTGGCGGCGCGCAGGACATCGGGACGAGCGGCGAGGCGATTGATGTCGGCGATGTCGCGACCGCCGGCTACGCGTACTTCCGAAACTGCGGGCCGACGAACTTCGTAGAACTCGGAACGGGCACGACGACCTTCGTCGCGTTCGCGAAGCTGAAGGCGGGCGAGGCCGGGGTCTTCCGCCTCGGCACGAACGCGCCGACCGCGCGCGCGGACACCGCAGCCGTGAAGCTGCAGTACCTCATCCTCGCGGACTGAACCATGACCGACCTCCCGCGCTTCACGCAGGGCAACTTCGGGAACCTCCAGTGGCATCACCTGAACCAGGTGTTCGATGTCATCGAGCGTTCGCCCGTGCCGATGGAGCGGAAGCGCGACCCGCAGGAATCGTCGTTCGTCTACGCGAAGCTGACAGGGGAGGCAACCACAGCGCCGGGCGGGAAGAAGTATTCGTGGGTCGAGATCGAGCTTGATTGGCTCACCAACGAATCATCGGAGCGCGACGGTGGTCGTCGGTCCGGGACCGCAACCGATCCCTTTCAAGTGCCGGCGCTCGGCATATCGGGATCAGAGGCGTATCAGATCGGGGATATCGTCCTACTGCGGCTCGAGAGTTTCCCGAACGGAAAGAGGTTTGCGCTCGTCATCAAGCCGACGGGTTCGGATGTCAAGATGTTCCGGATCATCGGCGCGGCGTCCATCGCTGCGGCACGATGGCGGTACACGGGCATTATCGCCGGTCTCGACACGGATTCATGGGTCGACCGCGGAACGCAGCAGTACACCCTCTACAACGGCTGCGAGAACGCCGTGGACTTCGGCAACACCATCGGAGTCGGAACGGTCAAGCCGGGAAGCGCGCAGGCGGTGCGCAGGCCGATCAGGGACGATACGATCGTTCAGGCCGTCTACATCGACGGAGCGTGGTGTTTCTCGATTCCGAATGGCTACTCATTCGCGTGCGCCTGACATGACACGAATACCATCCAACTACGCCGACTACCGCTCGTCCCCGAGACGCCGCCTCGTCGCCGCGCTCGTCAAGTCGAGCGAGCACCATGTCTACGAGTGCCCGGCGTCGATGAGCTGCACGATCCTGTCGATGTGGATCGCATCGACGCACAGCGGCGCGGTGCTGATCCGCGTGCACCACTGCCGAGCGGGCGAGACTCCCGCGCTGTCGAACGCGCTGCTGTACGACTCCTCGATCGCGGCGAAGACGACCACGGTCTACGACTCGCCGATCGTGATGAGCGGAGGCGACCGCATCTTCCTGCGCGCGGACAGTTCGGACAAGCTCTGCGTGACGCTGTACGGGGCCGAGGCGTGACGATTGACGCGGCGCTGCTGTGCTGCTGCGATCCAAGCCCGTGCGCGAGGACTTGCGACTTCGGTTCGAGCTACTCGGTATCTGGAATCGCAGGCTCTTATTCCTTCAGCCGCCAGCAAGCGCCGCAGGGATGCGGTCAGGTATGCTTCACGCGCAGCTTCACGATCACGGTCAACTGGCAGCAGCTTGGACCGATCGTGGTGACGAGGCAGACATCTCCGGGAGGCTTCCAGCCATGCTCGTATGGAGGCCAAGGCGCGGTCGTCGTGACGGGAACCCTCACGATCACGGAGATATATGCGGGCGGGATCTGCCCGGATCAAGTGCAGGAGTACAGCTACTCGTTCGCGAACGATGTGCCGTGCGCCGTGACTCTGACATGCGGGCTCGGTCCCGCCTGCTCGTTTGCAACGGCAGGCAACGCGCCCGGATGGAACCACACGCTGCACATCTGCGACTTTCCGATCACCTGCTCGCATGAGGGAATCGGTGGCGACTGCGACAGTTGCCCGGAGCCGTTCGGCCCGTTTTCCCTTTGGTGCGTCGGTGGAACGGTGTCGTATCTGAGCGACATCATCTCGCCCGACGCGATCGTCGCGCGCGGATGCCTTGGATTCTACAAGCCCGGGACCACGGTCTTCCCGACGATGGCGGCGAACAGCGCGATCGCTGGTCCGTTCGGAGTCATGCTGTCGGACGAATGCGGCGGACAAGACCTCCCGCTTCCATGCACGCTAGGGGTTGGGACTGCCGCTTTCCTCTCGACGCGAGTGGACACGGCGACATTCACCCCGTGGTTTGACGAGCCGTCCGAAACCACGAAGTCGCCATGTGCCTCGACGGACTGGAGCGGGGGTCCGAGTTCAAGCTGCACCATCTCCATCATCCAAGGCGGCTGCGGGATACCGTGGCAGTATTCGTGACGGCCTGCGCGCACCATATCGGCGGCGCGTGCACGAACGCGTTTGCTCTCCCGCTTTACGGAGCAAGCCCGAGCGCGGGGGTGTGCCGCGTGTGCGCGCACTACGACGGGCCCGACCGCGGGCTAGGCGACACGGTGCACCGCGTTGCGCGCGCGACGGGAGTTGCGCGAGTCGTCCACGCTATCGCCGGCGTCGACTGCGGCTGCGCGCAAAGACGCGCCGACCTGAACGCAGCCGTCCCGTTTGACGATGGAAGCACCAAGGAACCCTGACGCATGGCACTTACCTACGACGGAACCGGCGGCCTATTCACTCGCGTCGGCGGCCTCATCTACATGATGGACGCCGTGCGAACGCATCAGGCGAACCTCAAGACCCTCCTCGCGGGCGTGCAGGCGAAGTATTCCAGCACCGACGCCTGGATGATCGACCAGCTCTCGGGAAGCATCGAGGGGCGCATCGAGGAGGCGGGAGGCATCCTCGCCGACATCCGCGCCGCCGCGGAGAAGACGATCGTGGAGATGTGCTGGGCAGAGGCGAACGGCACGGGCGCGAAGCAGACGATGCGCTCGAAGTCGATCAACGACGCGCTCGTCTGGCTCATCCGCGAGATGCGGAACGACTCCGAGACCGTCGACGCCAGCTCGATCACGAAGTCGAGCACGACCTTCGGCGCGTCCAATGTCGCGGTCGGCGCGAAGTTCGTCTGGGCGACCAAGACCGCCAACGCGCTCCTCGGCGGCATGACCGACTACGAGAACATCCGAAGCGAGGTGCTCGAGGCCCGCTGCATACTCGACTCCGCAAGCGGCGCGGTGAATCCGGGAAGCGAGATCATCGAGGTCAAGGGCCAGGTTTCGTACCCGTCGCTCGACTACCGATTCCCCGCCGGCAGCGGGACCGTGACGCGCCTCACGACGGTCTGCGCGTCGGTCGACGCGGGGCCGCAGTACGCGAACATTCTCGCGAACTCCGACCTCGAGGACCACGCCAGCAACCTCCCGGAACAGTGGACGATCGTGACGGGCACGGCGGGCACGCACTTCGCGACCGAGACGGGCGCGTCGAATGTCTTCCGCGGCTCGAAGTCGCTGAAGCTGATCCACGGCACGGGCACGCTCTTCAACATCCGCCAGCAGTTCGGGAGCTCGAGCGGAACCTACGGGCGGCTGACGCCCGATCGCCCGTATGTGATCGCGTTCGCCATCAAGACGGACGCGTCGTGCGCGGGCGTCATTCGCCTGTCGCTCAAGGACTCGAGCGGCAACATCCTTGACTCGAACAACGCGGCGACCTCGTACACCCTGAGCGGATCGCTTTCGTACACCGTGCAGACCGCGACATTCCGCGCGCCGATCAATGTGCCGGCTGCGGTGTACTTCCACCTCGAGTCGACCACGACCGTCAGCGGCGGCTCGGCCTACATCGATGAGATCATCCTTGCGGAACTGACGCCGATCGCGCCGGGCGGTCAGCAGATCGCGATGATCGCGGGATCGACCGACTTCCGCGTCGACGACCTCGGCAGGTTCTACTTCACGAACGACTTCGAGGGCAAGGTGCAGGGCGGATTCGACCGCCTGTTCCGCATGTACGACAGCGGGCTGCAACTGCCGTCGAACACGCTCGGGACCGAGACGATCGCCGACAGCGTCATCTCTGCATGAGGTGCGTGATGATCGTGCCGCGCGCCTGCGCGACCAGGTCGCGCGTCTGGTCGTCCTCGCAGAGGTCGAGCGCGATCGTGTAGAGGTCGAGCGATTCCCACGAAACCTCGTCAATGGCCCGGCAACGCGCCGCGTCGCGGCGGATGTTCGCGCGCTGGATGCTGGCGAGGGTCGTGGCGACATGGGCGCGGACGCGCCGCGCGCGCAGTTTGCTCGGAACCTGTTCGGGTGATCCGTCCTGCATCCGAGCGGCACGATAACGCGTTTTTCGCGGAATGCGGTGAAAAAGTGCAGCATTCTCCGCAAGGCGTCGATAGACTGTCGCATCGGACAAAATGTCCGATCCGCGCATGAGGCGCGGCAAACAGGAGACAGCACATGCCAGAGTTCGATCTGAGTCCGCTCGTCGTGGTCGCCGTCATCGGCGCGCCGGTCCTTCTCGCATTCGTGTTCGGTCAGGGGGTGTCGGATGAGTGAACTTGCCGTATCGCATCTCGACTCCGATCGCCTTGATCTGCTCAAGCGGACGATCTGCAAGGGCGCGTCAACCGAAGAACTTGAGTTGTTTGCCGCAGTCTGCAATCGAACCGGCCTCGATCCATTCGCCCGCCAAATCTACGCAGTGCGTCGGTGGGACAACCGCCTTGGGCGCGAGATCCAGCAGACGCAGGTCAGCATTGACGGTTTCCGCCTCGTTGCGCAGCGGAGCGGGGAATACGCGGGACAGACCCCTGTCCAGTGGTGCGGACAAGACGGGCAATGGCGGGACATCTGGCTCGGCGAGCACATCCCCGCCGCAGCCAGAGTCGGGGTCTACCGCCGTGGATTCGCAGAGCCGTGCTACGCGATCGCCCTCTGGTCGGAGTATGTCCAGACAAAGAAGGACGGAAGTCCGACCGGTATGTGGAGTCGGATGCCGACTTTGATGCTCGCGAAGTGCGCAGAGGCTTTGGCGCTGCGCAAGGCGTTTCCTGCGGAGCTGAGCGGCTTGTACTCCGAGGATGAGATGGGACAAGCGGACAACGACGCGCAGCCGACGCCGAAGGCAATTCCCGAGCCGAAGGCCAAGGCCGTCAGCCCTGCCGCCATGCGGCAGATGACCCGCGAGGAGCGCCGCGCCGACACCGAGGCGCTGCTCTCGCCGACCCCGAAGGCTCTGCCGGTGGAGATCCCGATCGACGGCGGGTCCGACCAAGTTGCGATCGAGCCGCCGAACAGCGTGACTCTCACGCCGAAGTCCACGAAGATCGCGAAGATCCCGGACTCCGCGTGGTGGCGCGTGGATGTCGACCACGACGAGAAGCCGTTCGCGGTCAACGACTCGCAGATCGCGGACGCGATCGAGGCGTCGATCGCATTCAACGCGACCGTGCGGGCGTTCTACTCGATGGCCGGAACGAAGCGCGTCATCGTGGACCTCGAGGAGGTGGGACATGGGTAGGCTCCAAGAGCCAGGGTCCGAGGCGATCCGCGGTCAGCTCGCGATCGTCGCGGAAGACCCCGCCGTCTTCAAGCCGCACAGCCTGTACGAGTCGCTCAAGGTCGCGCGCATCATTCGCGACGACGAGGAGATCGCGCCCGAGATCCGCAGGCTGGTCGAGGTCGGCATCGTCCTCGACCTCATGCCGGGGCATCTGAGGCCGCGCCGCGACCGCATGGCGCGCGCGCTTGGGTGCAGCGTCAGGACGCTCCTACGCCGTGAGATCGAGTGGGAGGGCGTCGATCCGATGATTCGGTTCGGTCTCGTGCGCCGCGCCGCGCGGTTGATCGTGGCGATGAGAGCGGCAGACAGATCCTGATTGAGCCATTCGCGTTCGCGCCGTCGCGGTCCTCCCCTGCCGCGACGGCGCTGTTTTTCCAATCCTGCAAAATTGCACAATCTTGGAAATCGACCCAGTTTCCCCCCTTGACAGGCGCGGCCCTTCCCCCCTAAAACCCCCCAACCACAACAAGTGGTAGTCCTGCCGTTCGCGTGTCCATTCGGTGACACCGCACAAGGACTCCTGACACACACACACCTTCGTGTGTGTGTTTGGTTTTTGGAGTCGATACGCATCCGTATCGCAGTTCGCGGCGCATGACGCGCCGCAAAGGAGACCACATGACCACGATCGAATACGCGCAGTTCCGCGACCGCATGCGCAGGCTCTTCGGAGGCGGCGACGACGACGAGGAGATCCAGCGCCTGCTGGTGGCCGCGTGCGCGAAGCTCGAGTACGGCACGGCGATCTCCGCGCTCAACGAGTACGCGCTGCACGACGGCGGTCCGAAGCGGCGCTTCATCCCCGGGAAGTTCCTGCGGATCTACGAGACGCAGCCGCAGCCGAAGCGGGTCGTGCTGGTCGACCGCGAGGCGATGGCCCGCGAGGCGACGCTGAAGGAGGCGCGCCGCGCCGAGGAGGCGGCGGCGATCCGCGAGGAGCGCGACACGATCCGCCGCACGGTCGCGACCGCGAACCCGCTCCATGTCGGCGAGATCGTTGACGAGCTTGTGTCGTGGGGCGCGCCGCGCCCGCCGCTCACGCCCGAGGAGTGGCCGTGGCCGTGGACGCTGGCGGTCGCCGACATCCTGCTCGACCGCGTCCGCGCCGCGCCGACCGAGGCCGGCTACTACGAGCAGGTGCGTGCCGACCACGGCGGCTGGGTGGACGACCCGACCAAGCCGTTGCGCCCGCTCCCCGCGCGTGAGTGGTGGCGGGTCCACGGCGTGGCAGGGCTGGCGGCGAGGGGGATGATGCCTGCGAGCGAGGTAGCCTTGGGATGAGATCCAAAACAATCGCTTCCCTGTTTGTTCAAGGCGACGGCTGCTACTCCTCCCTTGACTTTGTCGATCTCTGGCCGATTGAGAGGGACGCACGGAACTATCGCGATGACCTACCAGTGATCGCGCATCCCCCTTGTCAGTTGTGGGGCGCGCTGGCGGCGGTGAACTTTGCGAGGTGGGGCGGCGAACACAATCGGCCCGGCAACGACCACGGGTGCTTTGCTTCGGCGCTTGCTTCGGTGCGTCGATGCGGAGGCGTGCTCGAGCATCCTGCAAAGACGCGCGCGTGGGCGGCGCACGGCTTGCGGAAGCCTGAAGGAATCGGATGGTCTCAAGATGGCGACGGGTGGGTCTGCGAGGTCTGGCAGAGCGCATACGGTCACAGAGCATCAAAGGCGACATGGCTGTACTTCACGGGCAAGGCCGCGCCGTTCGACCTTCGGTGGGAACGACCAAAGGGGACGCATCAAGTCGGATGGCACGATCACAGGGGCAAGGATCGGAACAAGCCGACCCTCTCAAAGCGCGAGGCCAACGCGACCCCCATTGAGTTCCGCGACGAGCTGATTCGCCTCGCACTGTCGGCGCGCCCGCGCTGACCGCGAGGGGCGTCCTCGCGGTCGGGTAGGGTCTCGGTAGGGTCTGGCGCTCGGACGGCTCAGAAGCGATCGTAGGCGGTTTGCATATGCAGTCCGACTATGCATAGGCAGATAACTGGAATCTGCGAAGAAATCTAGGAATCGCTCATACTTCCGTAGATTTGAGCCGAAACATGGTGTAGACTCACCTCGTCGCGCATGGAGCGCGGCGAACAGACGCGGCAGGAGCCGCGAGAAACGGAGCAGCCATGACCATCGGATCGCGCGCAGGAAAGCAGCCACGAAACAGCCGCCACAGCTCAAGCCGCCGCACGCAGGGGAAGTTCATCGACATCTCGATCTGCCCGACCGACCTTGAGGCGGGTGACGATGTCCGCGACGGCGACCTCGTTGTCGCGTGCGTTCGCCAGTACGCCGAGCGCCAGTACCCCGGCGCGCGCATCTCGGTGCAGATCGGCTACCGTCAGGGTCACGCGTGGGCCACGGTGTCGGGCAGCGCCGACGCGGGTCAGCGCCTGATGGACGGATTCTGGGAGGCACACGCCGACAACGATTCGCTTTTCGTCGGAGGTGGCGCGTGAGCGACATCGACGCCCTGATCAACCGCCTGAACGACCGCCAGCGCCGCGGGTTCGCCTTGTGGTGCGCCGAGCGCGTCCGCCACCTGATGACCGACCCGCGCAGCACGAACGCCCTCGATGTCGCGGCGCGGCATCTGCGCGGCGAGGCGACCGACGAGGAACTGGCTGCGGCGCGGGCTGCGGCGTGGGCTGCGGCGTGGGCTGCGGCGCGGAATGCGGCGCGGGCTGCGGCGCGGGCTGCGGCGCGGGCTGCGGCGTGGGCTGCGGCGCGGTCTGCGGCGTGGGCTGCGGCGTGGGAGGGGGCGCGGGATGTAGCGTGGGATGCGTCGTGGGCTTCGGCGCGGTCTGCGGTGTGGACTGCGGCCTGGGATGAGGCGGGGGATGGGACGTTGGATGCGGCGTTGGTTGCGGCGTGGACTGCCGAGCGCGCAGCCCAGCGCGCCGAACTTGAGCGGATGCTCGGGGAGACTAAGGAACCCATCCCGACCGACCGCGTCGTCTCCTCCGTCTCCCTCATCTGGTACGCGGGTCTCCTTGAAAGCGCCGCGCGCGCGCTCGAGACCTCCGAGCCTGAGGATCCCGACTCCGAGGAGTCGCCGCATCAGAAGCTCGTCCGCGAATGCCGCGAGGCAGCGGAGTCCGCGCGGTTCCGCGCGCGGCGCACCCCGAACAACCAACAGAACTGAGCCGCGTTAGCGGCAGAAGGATCACTAGATGTCAGGAGAAAACATCACATTCACGGTTCGAGAAGACGGAGATGGGTTTGAGAATACTCCGGCGATGAGCCGTGCTTTCGGATCAATAACCGTGAACCAGAAGACGGTAGTTCAGTCGATGCAGGATTGCATCCGCGATGTTGTCGCGATCCGGCTTGCACAGCTCAACTACGAGCAGATCGTCGCCAATCAGATAGAGAGCCGCATCGCCTACGCGATCTCGTCCAGAGAGCACGCCATGGTTGCGGCGATCCAGAAGCAGATCGAATCTCAGGTTGCCAAGAGGGTTGCTGATGTGGTGAGCGGTCTTACCATTTCCGCGAATGTCACCGTGCATTCTCCTTGCGGAGATTTCGTGTCTGCTAATCCACAGACCTGAGCCGCGCGGCTCGGTGCGCCGGCGGCTTGGGGATGCCTTGCAGCCGGCGCAGTCCCACCACACACACCCAAACACACAGAGGAAACAATGCCAACCATCTATCAGATCGCAGACGACATGGCGGCGCTCGACGCGCTGCTCGCCGAAACGGGCGGCGAGATCACGCCCGAGGCCGAGGCCGCGTTCAACGCGTTCGAGGCTGAACTGACCAACAACCTCAACGGCAAGACCGACGCGTACTGCGCGCTGATCGCCGAGATCGACGCCAGGGCGGCGGCGCGCAAGGCCGAGGCCAAGCGGCTCGCCGACCGCGCGAAGGCCGACGAGCGCACCGCCGACGCGCTGCGCGAACGGCTGCGCTTCGTGTGGGAACAGCGCAAGCTCGGCAAGGTCGAGACCGAGCGGTTCACGGTCTCGCTCGCGAAGAACGGCGGCAAGGCTCCGCTCGACATCCGATGCGGCGTGGAAGAGTTGCCGGCGTGGGCCGTCAGGCGCGAGACCGTCGTCTCCGTCGACAAGGACGCGATTCGCTCCCGCCTCGACGCGGGCGAACCGCTCGACTTTGCCTCGCTCATGGAGCGCGGAACCCGCATCAACATCAAGTGAGGACGCATTTCATGGCTCTGAAGTTGACCACATCGAACAAATCCCGCCGCCCCTATTTGAGCCGGAGGGTGCGCGCGGGTCTGGCCGAGATCGCGGATGCGTCTCGTCCCGAGACTGTGGAGGCGATCGCCGCCGTTTCATGGATCCGCCGCACGATCTCCGTGGTAGAATCGCGGCATCGACGGCAGCATGACGCTGGGCGGGCGACTCCTCCCGCAGTCGACCCACGCTGAGCGCGGGGGCGAAAGCCCCCCGCTCGGCGCGGAGGAATCAGGAGCAGACGCCGCATGACGCGGCAGAATGGAGACAGCGAATGTACATCACGGAACTGAACCGCTACACGCGCATCATCGATCCCCGCGCGCCGTTTGTCGAGCTTCACTCGATCGCGCCATCTGTTGCCGAAGCGATCCTTGCGAACAGGAACACGCGAAACAGGGATCTGCGGGAGTGGTACGCGAAGGCTCTCGCCGTTCCGATCTGTCATGGAAGGTACTTCATCACGCCGCAGGCGATCGGATTCGACACCGATGGAGTCCTGATCGACGGCCAGCACCGGCTTCGTGCCTGTGTCTACGCCAACATGCCGATTGTTTCCTTCGTGGCATTCGGCCTCGACCCGAAAGCGTTCGAGTACATCGACACGGGCATGAAGCGCAATGCCGCCGACCTTCTCCAGATGAACAGGCGAGTGAGCGATGTTCTGAAGTTCTGCACGACCATCACGCATCGGCAGATGTGCGATGCCGGGGAAATGAGGGAGGTCGCAACTACCGGATTGCCGCAGATGGCCGAGGCTCTGCTGAATTGGTGCGGAACCACGGTCAAATTCTACGGGTCTGCTCCGATGCGTCTTGCGGCTTGCATCACGATCATGGGCGGTGGAGACGCCGAGTATGTGTATGGTCAATACCGCGCCTTGGTCGTGCAGGACTTCGACAGAATGTCGAGCATCGCGAAGTGCCTCGTCCGGCAGGTCAATTCGGGCAAGGCGCGCGCGATGGACCACAGTCCGACCCTTGCGCGTGGACTGATGGTGTTCGACATCAAGAACGCCAACCTGACGAAGCTCTATGCGGAGGGGGATGACAACGCGGCATGGGCACGCGATCGCGTCCGCGTCGTCATTGCGGCGAAGATGCCGAAGGCGGTGCTGGCATGACCGCGAAGTCGCGCAACAAGCCGTCCTACTCGCAGACCGTGCGCAACGGGCTGCTTCTCATAGCGCTCCGGCACACGCCGACCACGGAGGAGGAGCGCCGCGCGATCGCGTGGATCCGCGACATGAACGCGTGGCACATCCAGGTCGTGCAGCCGGCGGAACGCAGGGTCAACAGGAGCAGGAAGACGCGCACGACCAAGGAGGCCGCATGAGCGACACACCGAGGACGGACAAGAAGGAACACTACTACAGCGCTGAAGGTCTTCGGTCTGCTCCTGTCGTGTTCGCGGACTTCGCCCGCGAACTGGAGCGTGAACTCGCGCAGCGCACCGCCGATCTTGAGCGCATGACAGGCCAGCGCAACGCGGCACTCGACGCTCGGGACATCACGCAGCGAACACTCGACGGCATCGACGGCGTGTTGTCTCAGCGCACCGCCGAGCGCGACGAGGCGCGGCGGGAGGTGTGCCTCGCGTACGGCTCAATGGAACAGGCGCTGGTTGCTGCCAAATGGCGCGGCTGGGACTGCTTCAAGGAGGTGCAGCCGTGAGCGACGGAAAGGGCTGCAAGTGTCATGCACACTGTGAGCATGAGTGCTCTTGCGATGCCGATTGGACTCCGAAAGAGGTCTACGACCTCCGCGCCGAGGTCGCCGCGCTCAAGGCGAACAACCCGCTCGCGGAGATGTGGGCGGCGCTTGAGGAGTACCAGCCGTTCGCCAACCGAGACGGACACGGCGAGTCGTGGGCCAAGATGTGTCGAGAGCGGACGGCAAATGCGGCGTGGGATGCCTACCACTCAGCGCCTTCGTGGAACAAGTCATCGGGTCTATGGTCAAGCAGGGCGGCGGCAGATGCGGCTCGCGCCGCAAACTTTGGGAACCATGCGAAGGACGCCCTCGCCCAGATCCGCCGTGCGAAGGAGGCGAAGCCGTGAGTTTCCTGTGCGGACTTGATGACGACGGCAACCCGACCGCGATCAACATCGCGAACGCGCAAGCCGTCTCCCTCGTCGGCGATCGGATCATGGTCGAATGGGACGACACCGGTATCAGCCGCTCGGTGCAAGCACGCGGCGCGACCACTTGCGGAGAGGATATGCTGATTCCCGTGCTTGACCATTTCTCGCAGAAAGCGAGCAAGAAGCCATGAGCGACATTTTTGGCGACATGACACACACGGAGCAGCAGGAGGAGATCACCAGCGTCAGCGACACGGCCTTGCTCTTCCTGATGTTGGGGGCGCTCTGCCGGATGGTCAGGGAGAAGGACAGCCGATCAGAGGAGCGTGTCGATTGACGGACTCCGCGGCCCCTACGACTGCGACCCGCAAGCCGAGGTCGGTGACGATCAGGCTTCCCCTGCCGTCGCGTGAACTCTCCCCGAACGGGCGGTTCCACTGGCGCTCTTCGGCCCGCGCGAAGAAGTTCGCGCGCCTCACCGCGAAGTACGCGACCGAGGCGCAGGCGGGTTTCGCGCGCGCCGGCAGCGAGATGGCGAAGGCGACCTGCGAGGCGCGCTTCTACTTCAAGCAGGACCGCCGACGCGACCGGGACAACCTGCTCGCCTCGCTGAAGGCGTACTTCGACGGCGTGGCCGACGCCGGACTCGTCCGCAACGATTCGGACATGACCTACCTACCCGTCGTCGTGGCGATCGACATCACCAACCCGCGCGTCGAGCTGCACATCACGGAGACCGAATGAAGAAGCGCGGAACCAAGACTGCGGAGATGGGCTGCGTCGTCCGCCAGGTGCGGCGCGGCGACACGATCTACATCAAGCTCGGCGAGCAGGTGCTCGGGTTCATCGAGTGCCTCGATGTCCCCGCGAAGGCTCGTCTCGCGTTCACATTTCACAAGTCGCTCAAGATCGAGCGGCAGGAAACCACGGAGGAATCCAATGCAGGAGCAGGCGTCGACGGAGTTCACAAGGGCTGACGAGCGGGCGTTGTTCGACCGGCTGTACATCATCGCGGGGATCGGCTGGGGCATCGCGATTTTCGCGCTCGGCTTCGCGATGGGGGTGCTGCGATGAGCGCCGAGTACGGATTCCGCGCGCCGCCGTCGCTGCAAGGTCTGCCGCTGTTCGCCGCGAACGCGCGCACGACCGACCCGCGCACCTCGCGCGCAGCCGCCGCGAGCCTCGACGCGCGCAGCCACCTCGCAACGCTGTCGCGGGCCTACCGCGAGGCGGGAGAGCGCGGGCTTACCGACGAGGAGGCCGCGACCGCGACGGGCCTCGCGTCGGCGTGGAAGCGTTGCAGCGACCTGCGTCGGCTCGGCTTCATCGTGGCGACGGGCGCAACGCGGCGCGGCTCGAGCGGGCGCGAGGGGATCGTGTGCCGGTGGAAGGTGGACGCATGAAGCGTAAATCTATCCAGACGCGCGTTTCCCGAATCGTCGCGCATTGGAAAGACTGCGAAGAAGACTTTGGTTTCTGCGCTTTGATATCCGATGACGAAGCGTCTAAACCGTGTTGCATGGTTTGCGGCGTAGAGCCATCGCGCATATCCGCAATGCTCCTAGGTGAGGCTGCAAGGACATGGGAAAACTCAGGGCTGGAACGCGCACATCTGCACTCTGTCGAGTTCGGTGGTAACGATGACCCCGCGAACCTTTTGATGGCCTGTCGGCATTGCAACGGAATGATGCCACAGTTCGACAGCAGGGAAAGCGCGTTGCTTCACTTGTCAAATGCGCGATGGGTAGAAAGGGCAAGGTTGGGAGAACTTCGTTCTCGCTTCGCGCTAGACAACAACGAGATCATGCGAACGGAGCTACGAACGATTCTACAAGCACGGAAAGAAGATTACGCGGAAGTCGCGGCAGTGAGGCAGCACGCATGACATACGGCATATGCGTGGATAAAGGACTGCGCGTCGGACAACGCGTTTGTCGCGTCGAGTGGAAGAATGGAATCCCCTGCATTCGGGTGGGACGGATTACGCGAGTTACCGCAAAGGGCGGCGAGCCTCGAGAAGTTGACGGCGTGGCCGACATTACGGGATTCACGCACAGTGCGGACGCTGCAATTCGCATTGCCTATCGAGACATCTTCGACAACGCCTCGCGTTATGGGGTGCTGGGCATTGGGTACAGCCGCAATGAAAACCCAATCAAGATAGACGATGCCATGAAGTCACTGACGCGCCTTCGACGGCTTGAGCGTCGGCTCTTTGCAGAAAGCGAGGCCAAGTGAAGACCTACACGATCAACATCGACAAGGAGGACGCATGACCACACCGAAACCCATCCCATGCTTCGGCGGGCCGCTTGACGGCAAGACCGCGCCCGGACACGCCATGCACCACGAAGTCGATCACGACGGCGCGACCGTTAGGTACAACCGCATGAGGTACGCGCGTTGCTTGAGGCTTGAGAACGGAGAGAAACGCTTGCAGACGGCGTACATCTTCGTGACCGACGAGAACCTGCGCGTGGATTTCAAACTGCCGTTCCACCGTCACGACGAACCCGACTGGACGCCGACCGATGAGGAGATCCTCCGGCAGGCGGAAGCGGAGGGAGAGATATGACCCGAGACACCGAACCACACGCCGAACTGCGCGAGGAAGTGGACGACCTCTTCGCGCTCGTCCACGCGCTCCCGCCGGACGAGACCATCAAGCTCAAGGCCGAACGCGTCCGACGCATCTGCGACCTGTTCGCGCAGGTCATGGACGACGCGGTAGAACTCACCGAACACAACCGCGCGCTCAAGAACACCGTCAAGGTCGGGGACCGCATCATCGGTCGGTTGTCAGGCATCGACACACAGAAGGAGATCATCTAGCCATGCTCAAAAAGGCCACGCTCGTCATCGCGCTCGTCGGAGTCCTCATGCTCGTCATCGGCATCGTCAAGGACGACAAGGCCGTCGCGGCGGTCGGACTCCTCCTCGGAATCTGCTTCGGCGTCTTGCGCGCGCTGCTGTCCGTGTCTAGACTGTTCTGACGAACTTCCCCCAATAGGCGAGCCGCCGCGACGACCACGCGGCGGTTTGCTTTTTGCCAAGGACCGATCCGTACCCCGTTCCGCGCCGATGGCTACGGCATGGATGCACGCGCCGGCAATCACTCGCCACAGGTGACCGTCTGCCATGTCGCGCTCGACAAGGCCGACTCGCACCAGTGGTTTCTGCTCCGCTCCGACGCGCACCACGACTCGACCGCGTGCGACCAAGACTTCGAGATGCGCCACCTCCTCGAGGCCGAGCGGCGCGACGCGCTCATCTGCGACGCAGGCGACCTCTTCGACTGCATGAACGGGCGGTACGACAAGCGCGCCGACCGAGAGCACCTGAGACCCGAGTACCAGCACGGGCCGTACATGAACCGCCTGATCGAAGTCGCCGAGGCGCGGTACGCCCGCTTCGCGCCGCGCTGGCTGCACATGTCGCCGGGCAACCACGAGACCGCGGTCGCGAAGCACAACGACTTTGACCTGACGCAGCAGCTCTACGCGCGCCTCAAGCCGAAAGCACCGCTCCTCAACCTCGGTCGGTACGCGGGCTACATCCGAGTCCAGATCACGAAGAGCGACCGCCGCGTTGGTTCGGTTGTCATCGCGTACCACCACGGGTTTGGCGGGTCCGCGCCCGTCACGCGCGGCGTCATCCAGACGAACCGAATGGCGATCGCCTATCCCGACGCCGACATCGTGTGGGCGGGCCACACGCACACCGAATACTACCTGTCGATCGCCCGCCAGCGGATCGACAACTGGAACAATGTGACGCGCGACGAGCAGCTGCACATTCGGTCCCCTGGCTACAAGGAGGACACGGGCGGCGGCTCGGGCTGGGCCGTCGAGAAGGGCTTCATGCCGCAGAGCATGGGCGCGTGGTGGCTGCGCGTCGGCTGCGTACATCGCGCCGTGCCGGGCAAGCGCAACGGCAATTACTTCCCAACCTACACCTTGGAGGCCGCGAAATGAGCGAGGAGCCGAAGGAGCAGCCGAAGCCGTCCAAGCCGAAGCAGACGCCGTCCACGCTTTCCGCCGAGGACATCGAGGCAGGAACGATGGCGCGTCTCTGCCGCGAGGCCGTCGAGGTCGTGGGCGCTGACGCGGTCCTCGTCGTGTGGACGAAGCAGCGCAAGCGGAAGACCACGATCTGCCAGACCGCGCTCGGGAACGGGTTGACGGTCGCGGGCCTGATGCGCTGGGTGGCCGAGAAGGTCGAGGAGTCCGAGGAGACGGAGGACGAGGAAGAGGACGAGGACGAGGACTGAATCGGACCCGCAATAAAAGGCGCTGTGCGGTCCAGTTGATCGCGCGCCGATGAAGGAATGACGATGGCAGAAGACAAAGAACGGAGGCGTCCACAGATCTCGACCGTGGTCGGCATCGGGCAGATTCTCGCCATGATTCTCGGCTTCGGCTCGGTCATCTACGCGCTCGGCCAGAAGGGCGAGCAGCTCGACCGCGCGCGCGCCGACATGCACGCGCTGTCGGACGCGGTCGCCGACCTCGCCTCGGCACAGGCATCCGCGGCGGTCGCGGATGCGAAGGACAAGTCCTCGATCGAGGACATCAAGCGGCGCATCGACGCGCTCGAGCGCGTCCTCGAGTCGCTGCGTATCAAATAGGACACACCATGAAGGGTTCACACAAGACCACGCTCGCCGGCATCGGCGCAATCCTCGTCGCCGGAGGCTCGCTTCTCCAGGCATTGTTCGACGGCAACCCCGCGACCGAGCCCGACTACGCGTCCCTCGTCGCCGCCGTCATGGCCGGCATCGGCCTGATCTTCGCGCGCGACAACGGGGTCACCTCCGAGCAGGCGGGCGCGAAGTGAACGGATGCTGCGAGCGGAGCCAGGCCGAGAGGCTGCTGCGCGCAGCCGACATCGCCGACAGGCTGATGATCCTGCACGACTCGCAGATGTTCTCTTTCTGGACGGACATCAAGCGCGAACTGGCCGCGGCTTCCGAGGAGATTCGGTCGCTTCGCCATCAGCTCGAGGATCTGAAGAATGACCAGGCTTGAACTTCGGAGCGTCGAATGCGTGGAGTCATCGAAGGGATCGTCGTCGCGCTCCTCGGCTGGCTTCAGCGTCTCGCCGAGCGTGGAAGCGTTGGGGTTGATTCGCCTTCTGATCGCGGCGCTCTTCGCAGCGGCGGCACTCGCATACGCAAGTGGCTGCGCGAGAACGGTGCTGGTCCCCGAGTCGGCCCCGATCAGGATCGGACCCGAGACTAGGGCGCGGGTCTACGCGGTCGACCCCGAGTCGAAGCTGTGGCGGCTCTCCGAGAACCGCGTCGAGATCCCCGAGGGCTGGTACTGCGTGCCGCCTTCTTTCGTGGAGGACGAGGACGATGGCTGAGTATGACTGGACGATCAAGCAGGGCCAGACGGAGACCCTCACGCTGACCTACGAGGCCGACCTCACGGGCTATGAGGTCCGCGCGCAGGGCCGCGAGACCTTCGAGAGCACGGCGACGGTCTTCACGGCGACGAGTTCGCCGGCGGCGGGCATCGTGTTCACGGCGGGCGCGACCGCGTCCACGGCCATCATCACGCTGTCGAGCACGACGACCGCGGCGCTGTCCGCGCCGTTCCAAGGCGTCTGGGATGTCGAGTTCTACAACAGCGCGAGCCCGCCAGTCGTCATCTCGCCCGTGCGCGGCGGGTTCGTCGTGATTCCCGAAGTCACCCGATGAGCAATGTGAACCTCACAGTCTCCCCAACCGTCGCGTATGTGACCGTCGCGCCTGTTCAGCCCGCGCTGACGATCTCGGGCGTGACGAGCATTCCGAGCGGAAGCGCGGGCGGCGACCTCGGCGGGTCGTACCCGAACCCCACGGTGGACGGGCTGCAAGGCCGCGCGATTGCGTCGACCGCCCCGACGAACGGACAGGCGCTCGTCTGGAACAACGCGCTGTCGCAGTGGGAGCCGGGCGCTCCTAGCGCCACGGTCTCGGACGGCGACAAGGGCGACATCACGGTCAGCGCGAGCGGCGCGACATGGACCATCGACAACGACGCGGTCACGCTGTCGAAGATCCAGGACATCGCGAACGCGAGGCTCCTCGGCAACTCCGTGGGCGCGGCGGCTTCTCCTTCCGCGATCGCGGTCAGCAGTCCGCTCGGCTTCAACGGAGTGAGCGGAAACCTCGAGTTCACCGCGCCGGGCACGAACGGAGGGGTCTACTACCGCGCAAGCGGCGATCTGACAACGAGCGCGAAGTTCGCGTGGAACGACGCGACGGCGACGCTGACCATCGCGGACCTCGCGGGAGATCAGATCGCGATCTCTCCGACCGCGTTCGCTGGCACGCTGTACTCGGTCAGCGGCACGAACACGGGCGACCAGTTCACCTCCCTGCCCGCGAATGTGGTGCTCGGACGGACGACGGGCACTGGTGCGGCGGAACAGATCACCTGCACGGCGGCGGGCCGCGCCATCCTCGACGACGCCAGCGCGTCGGCGCAGTGCACGACGCTGGGCCTCGGCACGACCGACAGCCCGCAGTTCGCGAAGGTCGTCCTCCAGAACGGCGAGTTCATCGAGAACACGATCGACGGCGATGTGCACATCATGCCAGCGCCCGGCAACTCAAGCTTCGTCGGCATCCGCTTCCAGTTCAACTGGGCTAACGACACCGTCAGGATCGGAACGAAGCGCAGTCTGACGGGAACGGACGACGATGGGCGCGTGCAGTGGCTGGTCCCGCTTCAGGTGTTCGACAACACGAACATGATCTTCGGAGACTACTCGCGCAGCGCGATCAGGCAGGCGCAGGGTTCATCGAGACCGCAGACGCTCCAGATCGGCGTGAGCACCGTCGACATCTCCGGAGTCGTGGACGATTCGAACCACGCGCTGGTGCTCTGCAACTACCAGCACCTCGGCAATGCCGCCCGCATGCCGTCGACGCTGTACAACGACCCGTCGTTCCTCGTCTACTCGGCTGACATCGCGCAGGCGAACGACTTTTCGCGGCTCACGCACGACCAAACGGACGGACTTCTTGAGAGCGGCAACGGCAAGATGCGAATCAAGGGCGCGTCGGTCGTCCGCATCGAAGGCCCCAGCGGCGGGTTCGACCTCCCGGCGACGGCTGGCAGCGTCGGGCAGGTGCTCACGACTGACGGCACGAACGCATCGTGGGCAACGCCGACAAGCGGCGGATTGTCCGAAGACGACGCGGTTGCATTGGCGGTGGCCCTATGAAGAGAATCCTCGACCGTACCGACTTCGTGTTCACGCCGGGCGCAGCGGGCGCGGGAACGATCGCTTTCCGCAGCGAAGCGCCGGCATTTGAGAACATCCAGCTCGTCACGAATGTGACGCGCGGCATCGTCGTGTACCAGTTCAACAGCACGACGAGGGGATCGGCGGGCTACAGCGAGGTCACGAACACGCTCACGCTCGACCTCGACACCTCGACGCACAGCGCGTCCGATGTGCTTCAGGTCATCGTGGAGGAGGCCGAGGACTCCAAGGACTTCACGCGCGTCGGCGGCATTGACAACAACGGCTACCAAATGGGGCTGCGCGTCAACCCGCGTGGCCACATCGTGCCGAGCGATCAGGAGGTCGTGACGCGCAAACTCGACCGCGTCGGCTCGTTGGCCTTGGTCGAGACGACGGGCTACAACTCGGTCGTCGTGCAGCTCACGGGAACATGGGCGGGCACGCAGTCGTTCGAAGTGTCGAACGACGGGTCGGCGTGGTCGTCGGTCGCGGGATGGATCGTGGCGGGCGCGGCGTCTCCAGTGACGACCTCCACGGCATCGGGACACTGGGTGTTCCCGTGCGTTGGACGGTTCTTCCGCGTGCGTTTCTCGACCTACACCAGCGGAATCGCGGTCGTGAACCTCGTCCTCAAGAACCAGCCCGCATTCTTCCCCGCGTCGAGTCCCAACATCGCCGCCAACTCGTCGGTGAACATCGGCCAGATCGGCGCGGGCGCGATCGTCGCCGAGGACACGGCATCGACGGCGAACCCGCTGATCATGGGCGGCGTGGTGCGAACCGCACTCCCCGCCGCGACCGTGGTCGCTGGCGACGCCGTGCGCTCGACCTTCTCGCGCAGCGGTCAGATGGTCTGCAAGGAGTTCGCGCCGGGCGACCTTGACTTCGTCGTCAACACGACCGTTACGACGGCCACGCAGACGGCGATCAGGGGCGCGCAGGGCGCGGACATCCGCCAGAATGTGACGCAGATCACCTACCAGAACACCAACGCGACCGCGACCACGCTGACGATCCAAGACGCGTCGGCCACGCTGATCGTGATCTCCGTCCCCGCGAGCATGACGCTCGCACAGCAGCTCACCTTCCCGACTCCCCTTCGCGGCTCGGCAAACGCCGCGCTGAACTACACCGCCGGCACGACGGGCGCAAGCGTCCTGCTCAATGTGACGGGCTTCAACTCCTACTGAGACTCACGCAATGATCATTCAGAACATCGTCGGACAGCCCGCAGCGGGCGCGAACAACGCCATCCTCAGCGGTCGCTCGGGACAGCTCGGAGAATCGATCGTCCAAGAGCTGCACGGTCGCTACTACGAGACCACCTACCGCAACAACTCGTTCCTGCTGTCGGTCTCGACGGCTGCGGCGGTGACGGCCTACTCGGGCGGCGCTGGCGGAACCCCGATGCTCGCGCTCTTCAACCCGATCGGATCGGGTCGAAATGCGGTCATCAACAAGGTCTCGATCGGCAGCGTCGTCGCGGCAAGCGCGGCGGGCACGGTCGCGTTCGGGCTCTACTTCGGCACGACCGCGACGATCACGCAGGCGACCACGGTCACGCCGTGGAACATGGCGACGCAGTTGCAGTCTGGATCGGTCATGACGGGCTTCCGCAATGTCGCCCTGACGAGCGGCACGGCGGCAAGCAACGCCGTCGCCCTTGCCTCGTACTACTGGGCCACGGCTGCGGGCGTCGGCAATGTCAGCCCCGCGGTCACCGATCTCGAGGGCGCGATCATCATTCCGCCAGGTTCCTACCTCGCGCTCGGCGGGTCTGCGGCGCTCACCAGCGCGACTTGGATCGGCTCGCTCCAGTGGGAAGAAGTGCCCGTCTGATAGGGGGACGCCATGACGAACGCAGAGAAACTTTCCCTCGCGCGGAACAAACTCGCGCGCCTCGAGACGGCGCGGCGTCTCGCGTGGGACGCTGGCAACGAGGACGAGGTGCGCGCCGTCGACGCCGACATCGCGGCGACGAACGCGCGCATTGTGGAGCTGGAAGCGGACCAGTAGACTCCGCAGGCCACGACAACACGGAGGATGCGAATGACACAGGACATGCAGCCGTTTTCACAGGTCGGGCAGGACGCGTGGATCGCGCACCTGCTCGGCCCGGGCAAGGCCTACCTCGACATCGGCGCGGGCGAGCCGCAGCTCATCAGCAACACCTACATGCTCGAGCGCATGGGGTGGGCTGGGATCCTGTGCGACATCGAGCACGAAGATCGCCTGCGCGCGGAGCGCAAGGCGGTCGCGGTCTACGGGGACGCGTTCTCCGTGGACTGGGACAAGGCGATAGCAACCGACCGCGTGGACTACCTGAGCCTCGACCTTGAGCCGCCCGAACTGACGCTGCGCGCCCTGTGCGCCCTTCCGCTCGCGCGCGTGCGGTTCTCGGCGATCACGATCGAGCACGACGCGTACCGCGGCAAGGCGGCGGTGCGGCAGGCAATGCGCGGCATCCTGCGGTCGTTCGGCTACGAACTGGTCGCGCCCGATGTGTGCATCGTGGTCAACGGCAAGCCATGCCCGTTCGAGGACTGGTGGATCGACCCCGTGTCCGTGCCGCCCGACCACGCGGCGAACCTTGCGGCGCTCGTCCGCGCGGAGTACCTGAGCCATGCCCAAGCCCAAGGCCAAGTTTGACCGCAAGCTCGTCCGCACGCTGGCGGGCTACGGCTGCACGCAGGAGGAGATCGCGAACGCCTGCGGGATCGGCGAGACGACGCTGAAGCGCAACGCGCGCGAGGAACTCGACGCGGGCTATTCGGAGATGAAGCGCAGCCTTCGCAGGTGGCAGTACGAGGCGGCACGCGGCGGCAACACGGCGCTGCTGATCTGGCTCGGCAAGCAGTACCTCGGGCAGCGCGACAAGGCCGAGCAGACCATTCGCGAGGAGGTCGTGACGATCGAGGAGATCGCGCCGAAGGTGCAGCATGACGCATGAGGGTGCAACTCCAGCCGCTGTCCTCGATCCTGCACCCGTCGCAGTTGACGGTCGACAAGGCGCTCGCGCGGTTCAGCGTCCTTGAGATCGGTCGGCGCTGGGGCAAGACCACCTACGGGCGCGTCAAGGCGCAGCGGGCCGCGATCATGCGCGGGAAGGTGGCGTGGTGCGCGCCGACCTACAAGTACCTCGCGGACCCCATGCGCGACATCGAGCGCGCGCTCGCGCCTGTCACCGCGCGCATTGACCGAGTCGAAAAGCGCCTTGAACTCGTTACGCGCGGAGTCATCGACTTTTGGTCGTTAGAGGATCCCGACGCGTGCAGAGGGCGCGACTACGACTTTATCGCCGTAGACGAGGCCGGATTCGTTCCGCACCTCCTTCAGTGGTGGCGCAACGCCGCGCGACCGACGCTGTCCGACCGCAAGGGTTCCGCGCTCTTCCTTGGAACGCCAAAGGGCACGGGCGACTTTCACCGCCTGTTCACGGAGGCGGAAGGTGACACGACTGGCACGATGCGGGCATTCCGCATCGGAACGAGCCAGAACCCGCACATTCCAAGCGACGAGGTCGAGGCCGCGCGGCGGTCGCTTCCGCCCGAGGTGTTCCGTCAGGAGTACGAGGGCGTCCCGGCAGAGGACGGCGGCAACCCGTTCGGCCTCGACGCGATCCGCGAGTGCATCGGGCCGATGTCCACGAAGCCCGCCGAGTGCTACGGCGTCGACCTCGCGAAGAGCCAGGACTACACGGTCGTCGTCGGCCTCGACGCTGACGGCTGCGTCGCGTTCCTCGACCGATGGCAGGGACCGTGGCAACTGACGCGCGAGAAGGTCGCCGCGATCATCAAGGACAAGCCCGCGCAGATCGACTCGACGGGCGTCGGAGACCCGATCGTCGAGGATGTGCGCCGCGTCTGCCGCCGCGCGGAGGGCTTCAAGTTCACATCGCAGTCGAAGCAGCAGCTCATGGAAGGCTTGCAGATCGCCGTGCAGACGCGCGAGATCCGCTTCCCGGAAGGTTGGCTGAGGTCGGAACTCGAAGGCTTCGGATACCGATACTCGGGGAGGAGCGTCTCCTACGAGGCGACGGCGGGACACGATGACGGCGTGTGCGCGCTCGCGCTTGCCGTCCACGCGCGGCGGTCGCGAAGGCCGCTGATTACGAGAGTCATATGACCCTGATCTCTAGGCTCAAGGCGTTCATCAACGACAACCCATCGAAGGTGCTGGTCGGCAGCGCCGCGAGCCTGCTCGGTCGCGATGTGAAGCGCCCCGACTTCAGCCATGCCGCGGCGGTCTCGCACTGCCGTTCGTGGGTCTACGCCGCCGCGCGGCTCAATGCGATCGCCGTAGCGTCGCAGCCGCTGCGCCTCTATGTGCGCCGCCGCGAGGGCGCGAAGCGCCTTTGGAACACGCGCAGGACGGGACGCCGCACGAAGGCGTACCTTGCCGGCGACCTCTCGCAACTCCCGTCGCGTCACGCGATGACCAAGGCCGCGGAGTTCGGAGACGACTACGAGATCGTCACCGAGAACCATCCGGTCTTGGAACTCCTGGCGAAGGTCAACCCGTACCAGAACGGCTTCGACGCGACCGTCCTGCGCGTGCTGTACACCGAACTCACGGGAAACGCCTACCTGCACCCCGTGCTCAGTAACGCGACCGATGTTCCCGTGCAGTTGTGGACGCTCCCGAGCCAGTGGGTCGAGATCGTGCCGGGCGACCCGCGCCGCAGCGAGCCGTTCATCCGCGGCTACCGCTACGGCGCGACCGAGCCGCAGAAGATCGACTTCGCGCCCGAGGAGATCATCCAGTTCAAGCTGCCGAACCCGGGCGACATGTACTACGGTCTCGGCAAGGTCGAGGCCGCGTGGGGCGCTGTGACATCGAATGTCGCGCTTCACGAGATGGACTACTTCTTCTTTCAGAACAAGTCGCGGCCCGACTACCTCGTCGTCGCGAAGGGCAACGCGAGCGAGGAGGAGCTGGACAGGTTCGCTGCTGAGGTCGAGAACAAGCTGCGCGGCACGAAGAAGACGGGCAAGTTCCTCGCCGTCACCGGCGACATCGACCTCAAGCCGCTCCAGTTCCCGCCGAAGGATCTTCAGGGGCGCGACGAGGTGGTCGAGGAGATCGCCGCGGTGTTCGGCGTTCCCGTTTCGATGCTGCGCGCGAACGACCCGAACCTCGCGAGCGCGACGGTCGGATTCGCTTCGTGGAAGGAAACGACCGTCCTTCCGATGCTTCGCATGGACGAGGAGGTGCTGAACCAATCGCTCCTTCCGCTGTTCGGCATCGAGGACGACGCGTTCCTCGCCTACGACAACCCCGTCAAGGCCGACGAGGCACAGGAGACGAGCAAGCGCCTGTCGTATGTGCAGGGCGGCATCATCACCGCGAACGAGGCGCGCGAGATGGAGGGTCTGGAAGCATTGGAGGACCCGAACGCGGATCGGCTGCTGATCAACGGCCAGCCGCTCGGCGGTCAGCCGGCGCAGCCCGTCGCGTCTCCGTTCGCTGGGCTGTTCGGAGCGTCCGCGCCGACGCGTCAGGACGCCGCGCTGACCTTCGGGTCGGCGACCGACACCAAGGTCGAGCCTCTCGCTCGAGAGGCCGTGGAGGCCACGGAGACGAAGGCCGTGGAGCGCAAGGACGCGCTCGGCGACTGCGTCTCCGACAAGGTCGGCAAGTTGATTGACGAGGGCTACGAGCAGGATCAGGCGGTCGCCATCGCGTATTCGATGTGCGGCGGCAAGGGCTTGGAGGAGTCCATCGGCAAGGCCGTCTCTGACATCGACACGAAGCCGCCCGAGTCGGTCGCGTCGAACGCGCGCCGCGCGCTGGATGTCCGCGAGACCAAGCCCGAGTCGCAGCGCGGCATGACCGAGATTGGCATCGCGCGCGCGCGCGACCTCGCGAACCGCGCCAACCTGAGCGAGGACACGATCCGCCGCATGGTCGCCTACTTCGAGCGGCACGAATCCGACAAGCAGGGCGAGACTTGGGACGATCAGGGCAAGGGCTGGCAGGCTTGGAACGGATGGGGCGGCGACGAGGGCTTCGCGTGGGCAAAGCGCAAGGTCGAGGAGTTCGACCGTCAGCGCGAGAAGAAGTCGTGCGGCTGCGGCTGCGGCTGCGCGAAGGCCAAGACCGTCAAGCAGTCAGAGTTCGTTGGCAAGCACGCAACCGACTTCGGCGCATGGCTCAAGGTGAAGAGCGCCGAGAAGGAGGCCGACAAGATCGGCAAGGCCGAGTCCGAGGCCTCGGCCAAGGTGTCGCGCGTGTTCGACAAGCAGGTTTCTGATCTGCTTGACGCGCTCGCCAAGGCCGAGCGACCGACGCGGCAGCTCATCGCGCAGGCTGAACGACTGCTTCGGCAACGCGCCTATCAGGCGGCGCTTGTCGACGCGCTCTCGCCGTACATCCGCGAGGCCATCGCGACGGGAGTCGACATTGGACTCGACACCGTCACGAAGATCGCGCCGACCGTCGACTTCCAAGCCGAGCGCGAAGACCTCGCGAGGTACGCGGAGACGGAGTCCGTCAGGCTGTCGCGACGCACCGCCGCCGGCGTGGCAGAGACGCAGTCCGTGCGCGTGCGAGAGGTGCTGGGGCAGGGGCTCGAGCAAGGCGAGTCGGTCGACCAGTTGGCGACCCGCGTGCAGGACTGGGCGGCGTCCCAGAAGGACGAGGACGGGTCGTGGAGCCGCGCGACGACGATCGCGCGCACCGAGGCCATGCGCGCCGCGCGAACCGCCGAGGTCGAGGCGTGGACCGCGACAGGCATCGTCACGGGCAAGACCTGGCTGCTCGCTCCCGACCCGTGCGAGTTCTGCGAGGCGGTCGCCAAGCAGTTCGGCGAGAAGCCCGTAGGCGTCGGCGATTCGTTCTTCAAGAAGGGCGATGTCGTCCTCGGCGTGCCGGACGCTGACGGCAACCAGAAGTCCATGATCCTCGACTACGAGGATGTCGACGGGCCTCCGCTCCACCCGAACTGCCGCTGCTCGATGCTTCCCGAGGTCGGCGAGGAGTTCCGACCGAGCGAGTCCGACGACCAGATCATGGCGCGCATCGAGGAAGCGCGCAGGCAGCGCGAGGCGCAGGAGCGAGGAACCACATGAACACGATCACGCGCAAGGCGCTCACGGCTGAACTCAAGGGAACGGCCAAGGGATTCGCCGCGGTCATCACCGCGGAGACGCTCGATCGCGACGGCGAGGTGCTGATCCCGCAGGGCATGAACTCGGTCGAGTTCGAGAAGAACCCGACGCTCTTCTGGAACCACGATTACGCGCAGCCTGTCGGACGATGCAACGGCCTCAAGCGCAAGGAGTCCACGATCGTCGGGGACTTCACCTTCGCGCAGCGTCCGGACGGCTACGGCGGCGAGTTCTTCCCCGAGGTCGCCGCGGCGCTCGTCGGACAGGGGATCGTGAACGCGGTCAGCGTCGGCTATGTCCCCGAGGACGGCGGCGTCCGCCGCGCGACCGAGATCGACCGGAAGAAGTACGGCGACCGCGTGCACACCGTCTACTCCCGCTGGAAGCTGCTCGAGGTCAGCCTCGCTCCGCTCCAGGCGAACCCCGACGCGCTGATCACCGCCGTCAAGAAGGGAATGATGTCTCCCGTCGCTGCGAAGCGTTGGTTCGGCATCGACGCGCCGAAGCGCACGGTCGTGACGGTGTCCGTCCCCGTGCCCTCAACCAAGGACGCGGCCCGTCCGATTGATGTAGACGAGGTCGTGCGCCGCGAGATCGCTCGCGCGCAGGGCCGCATCTATCTCTGATCCGTCCGGGTCGAGCCTACGGCGAGTCGCCTGCAAGCCTCCCTTGTTCGGTAAGGAAAGATGCCCGTCCACAACGGGAGTTGTGACATGAAGACCATGAACACCAGCGACTTCACGGCCGCGCTTGAGCGCGCCGCGAAGATCAAGGGAGAGCCCGGGCTTGTCGCCCAGAAGAAGCTCATCCTCGACAACTACATGATCGTCGACGAGGCCGGCATGGCCATCGACCCCGAAAGCCTCGATGTGGTGGTGAAGCCCGCCGCCGCCGAGATGGAGAACGACAACATGGATACCGCACAGATCGAAGAGGCGGTCGCGAAGAGCGTCCGCAAGACCCTCGCCGAGCAGGTCACCTCGAAGGCCTTCGGCGTCACCGCGACCATCGACGCTCCGTGGGAGAAGGCGCGCGTCTACGGCGGCGTCAAGCACCTCAAGAGCAAGGAAGCCGCGTGGAAGTTCGGCACCTGGTGCCTCGCGGCGATGGGCCACGGCCCGTCGACGGCGCACTGCAAGAACCACGGGATCTCTCTCATCCGCACGAAGGGACACACCGAGGGCGTGAACAGCGCCGGCGGCTTCCTCGTCCCCGAGGAGTTCGAGAACGAGCTCATCAACCTCCGCGAGCAGTACGGCGTCTTCCGCCGCAACGCCCGCGTGATGCCGATGGGTAGCGATGTCAAGCGCATCCCGAAGCGCACCAGCACCGTCACCGCCTACTTCGTCGGCGAGGCCTCGGCCATCACCGAGAGCCAGCAGGTGTTCGACAATGTGCAGCTCGTCGCGAAGAAGCTCGGCGTGCTCACCACCGTCTCGTCCGAACTGAACGAGGACGCGGTCGTCAACATCGGCGACGACATTGCGAACGAGATCGCCTACGCGTTCTCCCTCAAGGAGGACGACTGCGGCTTCAACGGCGACGGCACATCGACCTACGGCGGCATCGTCGGCCTGTCGGCTGCGCTGTCCGACGCGACCTATCAGGTCAGCGACGGCGGACAGACGACCTACGCGGGCGTCACGCTTGCCGAACTCGCGGCCGGTCTCCGCAAGCTGCCCGCGTGGGCAGGCCAGCGGAACAACATCAAGGTCTACTGCTCGAAGCAGGCGTACCACGCGATCTTCGAGCGCCTCGCGCTGACCGCCGGCGGCAACAACGCCACCGACATCGCGAACGGCCTGACGCAGCCGAGGTGGTACGGCTACCCGGTCGAGTTCGCGCAGGTGATCCCCGTCACGGAGTCCGGCGGCGCGACCTTCGCGTACATCGGCGACCTCCAGCAGGCCTGCATCTTCGGCGACCGCCGAGCAAACTCGATCGCGTTCTCCGACTCGGCGCTCAACGCGTTCGAGCAGGACGAGATCGCCGTGCGTGGAACCGAGCGTTTCGACATCGTCTGCGCGAATGTGGGCGGCTCGTCCTCCTACGGCGCGATGGTGAAGATGACGCTCTGATCGTGAACACACACGCGGGGGCGGCGGGCACGACCCGCCGCCCTGCGCGGGTAGAACTGGAGACACACTCATGCGACAGAACAGCACTTTCGTGATTGGCGGCGTCAGCGCCACCAACGCTTCTCAGGTCACGGCGTCGTTCGACACCCGTGGCTACGGCTACGCTCGGTTCATCTGCTTTGCCCCGAGCACCGCAGCCGTCCACACGACGATCGCCAACCATGTCCTCGCCGACAGCGACGACAACAGCAACTTCACTACGATCAGCACGGCGGCGTATCAGGTCGCGCTGACGCTCCCGACGACCACGGCGTCGGTCAGCACGGCGCTCGCCAAGCTGGTCTACGATGTCGACCTCCGCGGTCGCCGTCGCTACATCCGCGTCACCTTCTCGTCCACCAACACCACGGAGCTCTTCGTGGCGGCGGACCTGTCCGAACCCTCGGATGGCAAGAGCACGGCGGCAGAGGTCGGTTCGGCCTTCTACGCCCAGGTCTGACGGGCAACGGAGCATTCGCATCCGGCGGCCTTCCACCCTTCGGGGTGGAGGGCCGCTTGCCGTTTGACGATATGATCGGGACAACGGAGGTGCGAATGAACGAACCGAACGAGATCCTCGCGACGGCGATGCCGGGCGAGGAGGTCAAGGCGGCGATGGCGGCTCAGGGCAACGAGGTCCGCTTCGATGTGCCCGATGTGGACGCGGGGATCGCGCAGTACGAGTCGGGCGAGGGCAGCATCGAGGATCTGCTTCTCGCGCGCGGGAAGTACCGATCGATCTGGAACCGCGAGAAGCTCGCGAAGGTTCTGAGCCTCGCGGGCTTCGAGATCACGGGCGGTCTCGAGGGGCCGAACTGGTCGGACGGCAAGGGCTGGCTGCGCGTGATCGCGCGGCGCGTGCAGCGCCCGCGCCCGAAGCTCCCGATGGCGGATGTCGTCGCGATCATGTCGCTCCCGCGCATCGCGTGGACGGAAAACTTCTCAAGCGTCGCGCAGTCCTGCACGCGCCTGGGGATCGACTTCTACAAGGCCACGGGCGTCTTCTGGGGCCAGTGCATGCAGCGCGTGATCGAGCAGGCGATCGACATTCCGAAGAACCGGTATGTGCTCTCGATCGACTACGACTCGGTCTTCGATGAGCAGGACATCATCCGCCTGTGGCAGATCATGGAGACGCGGCCCGACATCGACGCGCTGTTTCCTCTTCAGATCCAAAGGGAAAAGGACCGCGTTCTTCTTACGATGGTCGACCAGCATGGCCGGCGCGTCGAGCGGATTGACGCGACCGAGTTCCGCCGCGAGGCGCTCGAGTGCGAGACGGGGCACTTTGGCCTCACCTTCTTCCGCGCGGACGCGCTGCGCAGGATGCAGAAGCCTTGGTTCCTCGGCACGCCGCTTCCGGACGGCACATGGGGAGACGGGCGCATCG